TCTTGTCCTTCCTTTCCTAATATGCGAACTCACTTTCACCAGTCATGGCAACGTGTTCATTGTTTCTTTGCACTACATTGTCATAGACAACTTTGCCATCGAGATTGATTGTGATATGTGAATCTCCACTGCCTTGTACACCACGCATAGCTTCTGATACACCTTGCTTGATACCTTCGATAATCTGCATGTTATTTACAACCGCATTCTTATTTCCGATATTACCTACAAGTTCTGGTCCAGCTTCACGTGCCACGAACATCTGCCCCATATCAGGGAAACCACCTTGTGCATACCAATCGATATTCACTTTAGGTAAACCTTGTTGTAACCAAGTAAGTGGGTTGGCACTACCACTAATACTGAAGTGTGGCAATGGAATATAAGGGAATGAAATGCTAGGGAATGTAAGTTTTGTGTAATTGAACTTACTTTCAATTGCACTCAAACTTGTGTCAGCCTTGTACTTCATACCGTTCAAGTTTGCACTTGCAGTAGAGTTCATGGATGAGAAGTTCTTTTCAGTATGTCCGTATGTCTTAGACATATCTCTTTCAACTACATTACTAATGTTTGACATGTTTCTCTCTGTAGCGATTCCCATGTCGTTGAAGTTTCGTGTAGCAGAACTCGACATCAAGCCGGTGTCGTTAGTGACGCTTGCATTTGTTTTGCGGAATTTATCAGAAACTGTATTGCTAATATCATTTGAACTATGAGTGATTCCATCTCTTAATTCAGAGAAATTGCCCTTACCGATATCAGCAGCGTTTCTTGTTGTGCTTTCGATTGTGTCTTTACCCTTACCGAAGATGGAAGCAATCAAGTCGCCAATCCAACCAAAAGTATCTTGAAACCACTGTTTTACTTCGCCCCACTTCTTCTTCATGCCTTTGAAGATGTCACCGAATAGTTCTTCGCCAACTCCAGCCAATACACCACCCACAAAATCAATTGCAGATACTATTGCAGTAGCCAATAAGTGTAAAGCACTCTTACCAAGTTCTATCCAATCAACTTCCTTTAGCATTTCGCCAAACTCTGTTCCTAACTTGTTGCCAATGGCACTCCAGTCGTAACTATCGAGTACGTCTGCGATTTCATTTAAGAACCCTGTAATGGAACTAACTAGATTTGCAATAATAGCACTCCAATCAAGTGTGGTAATTAGTCCAAGTAGCATTTGTGGAATCATCAAGAAACCTTGAGCGATGGTTCTACCGACTTGATCCCAATCGATTTGATACATTGCTTCATTCAGGAAGTCACCGACTTTGCTACCGATGTTATCCCATCTAACTGTTTTCATAAAGTTGTAGGAAACAGTGAATACTGCGTCAATACCTTTGCCTACAGTTCTTCCCATTCCCTTCCAGTCGATTGCATTGATACCTTTATTGATACTTTCACCGATGAATATTCCAAGCCCTTTCCAGTCCTTGTTTGCGAACAATTCCTTGATACGACTTGCGAAGTCAGCAACTGGTCCATCGAACTCTGCTTGTTCAAACATGGTCGAAGGATCAAGTCCACCGCCTGCTCCGCCGCCACGTCCGCCACTATGCTTATTAGGGTCGTTCATAACGTGGAGTTCATCAAAACTAGCAAGGTATAAATCTAATTCTTTCCTTGCGTTTTTAGCTGCACCGCCACCTTTACCAAGTTCGTTATTAAACTTTGTCTGTTGTTTAATTGCCTTAGTCCATGTAGCATGGCCACCAAGGAATGCAAAGAATTGGTTGATGATATTGATAAGTGCCACAAATTTATCAATCAAGAAATCGATTGCTGGAGCAAGTGATTCAAGAATAGGACTTGCCATAGCACCTAAAGCATTACTTGCGTATAGTCCAGAAGTCGCAATGCTATCCATTGCTGGTGCTAAACTTCCACCAATAGCGGTTGAGTACGCATATACGTTGTTTACACCTGTAACCATCGCTTGAGTTATCTCTTTGATGACTGTACGGATGAATCTATACATTGCAACTCTAGCGAATTGGTTTGCAAGGAAACCTAATTTACCACCTAACCATAATGCACCTTCACCAAACTTACCGAATGAATTTCTTGCAAGTCCTTTGATAAGTCCACCGAACTTTTGTAGTGCAGTACCGCTTTTAAGCGAATCGAATATCCTTTTGAATTTATCTGTAAAACTCTTACCATTGCTTAATATTCCACTGTAGATACTCTGAATCTTGCTTGCACCATTCTTTAGTGATTGGGTAAGTGACTCTAACCCATTTCCTACATAAGGTTGCTTGCTTGTATCTGGTTGTGGAGTTGTTACATCTTGTTTGTTACCAAGTGTATTTGTGTTTCCTGTGCCTTGTTTTGCGTTGTTTAGAAGGCTCAAACCACGCAAGCCTTGTGTAGCTTCAGATAACTTGGATAAGCGTTCTAAATCGAGTTCTTTTACGCTCTCTGCGATACCGTGCATGTTATCTTTAAACTTACTGATATCCATTGCTTGTATCGTCTTATTTAACTTGCTTACTCCATCACCTGTATTACGTAAGGCTTCACCAAGTTCTTTTAGGGTGCTTGTATCTTTCCCTTCAATTTCGGATAGTTGGTCTGCCAGGTTTTTTAATTCTTTACCAACATCCATACCCTTGACTGCTTCTAATGCAGTTTTTAGGTCTTTTAATGCACTCGATAGTCTTTTGATGTCTTTTACACTTTTGCTTATATCTTCTGTGACTGTAAACTCTAGTCCTTCATATTCAGCCATATCGAATGTATCTCCGTTCTATTTCTTTTCTTTTGCTTTTAAACTGTTGTTACCCAACATCTGCATGTACTCTCGCAACTGCTTTGTGTACTGCTCTGCTTGTAGTCTTTCCTCTTCTGCAATAATCTCTTTGTTGATAGATAGATTGAGAAGGTCCGGTTTCTCTGGATATTTGAACTCTCCATTGGAGAAACATGCAGATATAGCCTTTGCTACATATACACCTTGCAGATAAGCCATTTCGTTCATGTGTTGCAAGTCGTATTCATGCTTCTTTCTATAAAATATGGGAAGGTCGTTATCACCTTCCCAATATTCTTTATATGTCATACCCATCGACATATATCTTGGGCACTCTCTTTCAAATAGTTCGGAATAGGTAAACTGTTTCTTAGAGTTTCCCTTGTCTTTGAGGTGGACTATTCCATAGTCCAAGTCAATTTTTTTAGGTCGCTCTCACTTGGCTCTTCTAATAGAGCTTCGCTTGGAGCACGATACAATTCCATTAACGCTTGCAATAACTCTTTCTTATGCGTCATGTTATTCCAGATAGTATTTACAACCGATTCCTTTACACCAACATGACGTGCAAGGAATGCTCCCCTAAACAACATTTCAATTGTTGTATTAGGTTTTGTGTCAATGTCGTTGATGTTGAAACCTGCGTTTTCCATCTGTCTAACTGATTGCTTGTTGAATGTAAGCGTGAATGTTTGATCCTCGAATGTTACCTTAATGTCCTTTGCCATTTTCTTCTTCTCCTATTTGATTTTTTAAAGTGTTAAATCGTTACTGCATTAGTCTGTTTTCTTTGTTGCAGAAAACTCTGGTTTGTCATCCACTGTAATGGAAATAGCCAACTTGTGACCTTCATTAGAACCTGCACCTTTGAGATAAACTGCTAATTCTCCAGTCCAATAAATGCAACCTAAATCACCTGTAGGCGTATCTCCATCAGTGCCACCGATGTACAATGCAAACATCTGATGTTTTGTCTTTGTAGCCTTTTCGATACCCTGTAACTTTGTGTAAAGTTCTGGTGTGTAGTAGCCTTCAAAAGAGAAGGACTTAACATCCTGTAAACCTTCGATATAAGCCTTGATTCCATGTGATAGAGTTGTTACTTCTACTTTTTCTGGATCACTTCCCATATCTGGATAATTGATAATGTCAATAAGTTTCTTCATGTCTGCATAATGGTCCGTTGCAGAGTTCATCAAGAATGTGTACTTAGTTAGAAATGCTTTGAAATCTTGAAGTGCCATTAGTGTTCTCCTTTTCTTATCGTGTAAATAAATATTGTCCAGCAACTCTTCCTGTGTACTTCTGTACGTATCTATGGATTGAGTTGTTGTTCATTGATTCCATCTTGATTGTGGTTATGCATGTCATGTTCTTGGATATCATCAACTTCGATATGCTCTGTAGAAGCAATATGCATTCTTCAACTGGATCATGTTTATCGTTTGAATAAACATTGATATCGAAGGTGACATCGCATACAGTTTCTTTACCACTGGAATCAATAAAGTTTCTTGCTTGGAATGTATCGGACTGAACTACTGTTACAACCGGAAACGTAGATTTGGCATTGATATTGTCATTGCTAACAATGATTTTTTTGTCAGGAAAGTCTTTCTCCAACTGTTTTGTAATTTCCGATATGATGTATCGTTCTATAAAAACCATTACTTCAACTCCTTTATCAACTTGTTAAATGTTTCTTCTGCTACTTTTCGTGCACTATACATGAATGGTGTAGCTGCGTTTCCGTATGTATGTACTAAGCCTTCCTTCTTTTCAGATACTTCTGTATCGGAAGGTGGGTTTTGTCCGACAACCCCTTTATAAAACCATCCGTTAGGTTTCAATCCTTGTTTCTTTCCATACTGTCCATGCATGACAACGTTGCCACTCGTAATGAGTCCATAGGCTTCATTAGGAGCACTTGGATATATGCCTGTACCAAACTCAATGAATAGTGTTGTAGAACCCATAGCACGCAATGTGAAAGTGATTTTGCCATCTTCTACATGCACTGGTGTGGCGTTGATAACTACATCCTTAAAGCCTGCGTAACTTGCAGATTGATACAACCTATTCGCTTCAAATACTGCTTCTTGTCTTACCTTTTCCATAATCTTTGTCATGCGTTTCTTCATGTTTTCTTTATGGTTATCTGTAATGGCAATCGCCTTATCTACATCTGCTAGATTAAATAAATCAATCTTCATCGCTTGTACGTTTTCCAATCGCTATAGCCAAGAAATTCTTGGACTTAGCAATGCGTTTGACAATGTAGTTGTAATTATCATTTTCTGCATTAGGTTCAATACCAATCCATAGAACAGAGTTTTCGTCAATATCTGTATCAACTGGAAGTGGGGAAATTACATTACTGTATTCCAATAAGTTTCCAAACATGTAGAATTGAGAACTACCGATATTAGGACTGATATTTCCCCTATGCTTAACGGGTAAAGCATACTTAGGAATGTATCGGCCTGTAGGTTGCTCCCATTCATCAACTTGTTTCTCTAGTCCTAAATACTTAGCACTGTAGAATGTGTACATGTTTTTCTTTAGTCCACGCATGTTATCACCATGCTTCCGACATCGGAATAATCTCCGACATTAAACTTTCTGGTAAATCTCCATTTTCCCACTTGATACTTACACCATTTTCTGTATGTGATATCTCACCTTCTGCACCTTGTTTGTTGTACATATATACCGCAAGTCTCACGCATAAACTGTCATAAATGCTTGGTAATTCTTTATCACTTATGTCCTTTGCGTATGGATATCTGCGTAACAATATTGCGTTCTTAGATAATTGAAAGAAGGTGTTTACGACATCTTCGGAAATCGTCATGTCCGATGAACTTTCAATGTTGGTTTGAATCATTGCTTTAAGTGTTTCCTCTGTCATCATTAGCACCTTCTTTCTTTATCCTTTAATTAGGCAATAGTTAGTTTTGCTGCCTTTGTTGCGTCTGTTAAAGCAGCTACATAGTAAGCACGACCATAGAGTGTGTTCTTACGTGTATTTGCATCTTCGCTAGAACGCTTGGCTACATCCACTAATTCAGCTTCATTTGTAGCCTTGTAGAATACTGTTACTGCTTCATTTGTTGCTAGGTATGCTTCTCCATCTGGACATGCATTAGATACGAATACATTTGCACCCGCAACTGTTCCTACGTAGCCA